ACATCGGCGTGATCGACCCGGACGGCTTCGTGCGCATTGTCGACCGCAAGAAGGACATGATCATCGTCTCCGGCTTCAACGTGTACCCCAATGAAATCGAAGATGTGGTCATGGCCCACCCGAAAGTCGCCAGTTGCGCGGTTATCGGGGTGCCCGACGAACGTTCTGGAGAGGCGGTGAAACTGTTCGTGGTGGCGCGCGAGGCGGGGATCAGCCTTGAAGAGCTCAAGGCCTACTGCAAGGAAAACTTCACCGGCTACAAGGTGCCCAAGCACATCGTGCTGCGCGATTCACTGCCGATGACCCCGGTGGGCAAGATCCTGCGGCGCGAGTTGCGCGATATCGCCTGACACGTCCGTTCGCCATTCTCTGCGGGCAAGCCCGCTTCTTGTGAGGGGGTGAGAGATATGGCACCAAAGGAAACTGAAGGGAAGAAGAGGGAAGAAAACGGACAAGCCAGGAAACACGGGCTCTGAACGGAGCAAGCTGGCTTAAGAGATGCCAAATGGGGCGCTAAGCCGAAAAGCAACTGATGCAAACAAAAAGCCCGCGTTTAGCGGGCTTTTTGGCACTTGTGCTTAGATCATCCACCCGCCAGACCAGACAACACGTCCCACCACCTGCAACCGATCAAGGTGATCTGCCGAAACATTGATCGCGGGATAGGCCGTATTAGCGCTAATGACTAGCACGCCGCCGTCTATCTGCCGTTGCAGCCGCTTGGCATACAGCAGGTCATCCAGGCGAATCACATAGAACGCCTCTCCCTGGATCAGGTTCCGGGACAGATCGACCATCACGGTATCCCCATCCTTTAGGAAAGGTTCATTGGAGTCCCCGTCTACGCGCACGGCGGCGAGCTGTGACGCCTGCAAGCCTTTCTTGCTGAGGCTGTACTTAGTAAAGGCGAGCATCGTCAGGATGCGCGCTCCGTCGCTCCAGGCGCCATGGCCCTGGCTGATCCGGGCGTCATACAGCGGCACATAAGCATAGGCGTTGTCCTCGCCTGCTTGCGCCTGGACGCCTTCCGACGGGTACATCTCGCCACGACCCGACGCTATCCAATCTAGGGACACGCCTACAGCCGCCGCTAGAAGGGCCAGCGAGTTAAATGCTGGCATGCCTTCTCCGGCGATCCACCGATGAAGTGAAGACAGCCCCACTTGAGCCGCGTCAGCAGCCTGTTTTCGGGATTCGAAAAGGCCCGCCACAGTTGCTATTCGGGTTTCTATTCCCGAATTCGGAAAAGAAACCGCGTTTTCGCCAATCTGTGGATGTTTCTTTTCTGTGTAAGTCACTGATTCCACGTGCTTTTTCCCAATGTCGCCAATGCAAAACCCGGAAACGGGAATAAAAACTCCCAAATCCGGTTTACCTCATCCCGTATACGGGATATATTGTCCTGAACCGGCCGTTAGAAAGCCAAAAAAAACCACCCTGACTGATGGTTATGCAATGGAAACCTTCGACATACCGCTTGATTTAGAACGTCGCTGGGAGTGGATCAAATTCCAACTCCGAGTTCGCGGGACCAATCTTGCCGAGCTTGCGAGAGATCACGGGCTCAGTGACCGCGCTATCCGTAATGCCAAGAAGCGCCCGTATCCAAGTGTGGAACGGGAAATTGCCAAGGCTCTCGGGCTTGAGCCGGCTCAGCTTTGGCCCGAGCGCTGGAACGCAGATGGCTCGCCAATTCGTCAGCGTCCCAATCGTGCAGAGTCGAATTCGGTATCTCCGAAGCATACCGAAAAAGGTCCGGTTGGTCACAGTAAAACCCAGCGGAACGAGCGCGATGCGTAACTGGTATACATCCCAAGAACTTGCAGGACTTCCGGGGCTTCCAGGCTCGGTGCCGGGCATTCGTAAGCTCGCTGGGCGCCTTGAGTGGGAATGCCGGAAACGCGCAGCAAGCAAAGCGGTTGAGTATCCCTTCGCGTGGCGCGTCAACGCTCCAGCGGTAACCATTACTTATGCCGTTGCAGGTAGGGCCGCTGCTGGAGATCCCTTGGCGTCCTGGGGCAACAAATCACTTGAATGCAGACTTAGCCAGATGAAACCGGCCGAGTCCATTTTGCTATTCGGCTATGGAGACGACTGATGCAGAAAATCGGAGCTAGCACCCCCACTGCGAATGGAGCAGGGGAGTTCACGCATGGCCAGCCTGGGTCTGGTGTAGATGCCACCCAAATCATGCCCGCCTGGTTAAATGCTATACAGCGAGAACTTGTTCACGTGGTTGAAGCCGCAGGCCTCACACTCGACACCGCTGATGATTCTCAGGTGTTTAAGGCCATTCAGACGATTCAGACCAACGCTGCTACATGGTTAAAGCTCAGCGGTAAGCCAACCACGATTGCAGGCTTCGGAATCACTGATGCGTTCACCAAAACTGAGACAACATCTGCTATTCAGCAAAGAATCTCGGATTTGGTTGCGTCGTCACCGGCCGCGCTCGACACACTGAACGAACTGGCGGCTGCTTTGGGTAATGACCCGAACTTTGCCACTACGATGACCAATGCGCTGGCGGGAAAGGCCAGTAAGGCGACCTCGCTCGCGGGGTACGGCATCACCGATGCCTATACAAAGGCAGGGACCTACTCAAAGGCCGAGATTGAAGAGCTGCTGAAGAACATTACCGCGCTTCCCGTAGGGGCCATGGTGGCGTTTCCCAAGGGTACGGTTCCGCCGGGCTTCCTTGAGGTCGACGGCAGCGTACAGAGCGCAGCAACCTATCCCGACCTGGCCGCATACCTCGGGACCACGTTCAACACGGGCGGCGAGGGCGCCGGAAACTTCCGATTGCCGGATTCGCGGGGTGAGTTCTTCCGGGGTTGGGATCATGGACGCGGTGTTGATGCTGGGCGAGCGCTGAGTACTAATCAGATGGACGCGTTTCAGCGTCACTTACAAGCCCCTCCTGCGGGCATGACGGGCTTTCTAACCATTGGTTCCGGGACCTGGGCACAGGTTACGGGTAGTGGCACCACTCTTTCTCCGGCGACTGGTGGGCCGGTTACCGATGGCGTTAACGGTGCGCCTCGCACGGCGAGCGAAACCCGCCCGCGTAACTTGGCGGTTATGTGGTGTATCAAGGCCTGGAACGCACCCATCAATCAGGGGAACGTTGATGTTGCAGCCCTTCTGCCGCTGGCCGCCCAGGCTACCGAAGCGAATCAAGAAACGGCGAAAATTGCGACTCAGGCGCAGACGCTTGCGGGCACAGATGACGCGTTGATCGTTACGCCAAAGAAACTACGGTGGGGCCTTTCCATAAGTCTGGCCGCCAATGGGTACATTGCAGCTCCTTTTTGGCTGGGTGGCTGGGTCATCCAGTGGGGAACTACGGGCGCGGTAAGTCCTACTCCGGCCGCCGTCTCATTCCCGATGGCGTTTCCTTCCGCTGCTTATGTGGCGGTGGCTGTTGGATATCTCGGAGAGACGAATGTCGGCGCTAACCAGGATGCGATTTACTCATTCGGGTTGTCGAAAAATGGCGTGAATTTTAAGACGTACGGGAGCGTCGTTGCTAACGGCGCGAAATACATCGCAATCGGAAGTTGAGGTAGGCCTTATGCGCTTTTATAGCAAGACAACCCAAACGACGTACTTGCATGGAATGCATGCATCAATACCTGCTGACGCGGTAGAAATTCCCGAGGCGCTATATTTGTCAGTCATTGGCAACCCGGGGCCCGGCAAGGTCCGTGCTCACGACGAGCAGGGTTTACCGTATCTGGTCGACGCGCCTGTACTGCTTCCGGATCTTGAAGCCCAGGAGCGCGAATGGCGCGACAGCGAGCTGATGACGGCAACGGGCATGCGCGACCGCCACCGCGACCAAGTGGAGATCGAGGTGGAAACCACGCTTACGGCGGAACAGTTCAAAGACCTGTTGCTGTATATGCAGGCCCTGCGTGACTGGCCCAAGTCGCCTGACTTTCCCGATAGTCGGGTGCGCCCGAGTTCGCCTGTTTGGCTCAGTGCTGACGTTGTGTAGACAGCGTGCCAAGTCTTCCGCTAAAGAAATGACTTGGACAGAGGGCTGTCAGTGCCAATTGTCTCGCAAGACGGTGCCAAATCCGACGCGCGCTTACACTTCTACCCGAGCAACGGTAGAGGCTGGCTTGCCCGCAGTGCTTCGTGCCGGGCGCAAAGCCGCGGGCCAGAGCGGATTCTAAAGTTATAGAATCTTTACTCTAAAAATGACCGCTCGGTTTTGATTGGTCACCAATGTGACCGATTATGCCTTTCTTGGCTCTAGTCGGCCTTTGGCAAAGCTGCTACTCTCGGCGCGCTTTGTGACTTCTCGGCCTAAGTAAAAGCCAGACTCACCAACAAAAGACAGCAGTAAAAAACCCAGACAAATAATAATCGCATCAAATGCGGTGATGAATTCGCGTTGCTGAGGAGTGGGCTTCCATGATCGAAGACTTTTGGAAGGATAAGTACCCAGCTGGAATTGCTGCCGAGATCAATCCAGACGAGTACCCGAATATTCAGGCGGTGTTGCAGCAGTCCTGCCGACGTTTCGCTAACAAACCGGCCTTTAGCAACCTCGGCAAGACACTCACCTACGGTGAGCTGTACGAATTGTCTGGGGCATTTGCCGCGTACCTGCAGCAGCATACCGACTTGCAGCCCGGCGATCGAATTGCCGTGCAACTGCCCAACGTCCTGCAATACCCGGTCGCGGTATTCGGCGCCATCCGCGCCGGGCTGATCGTGGTCAACACCAACCCGCTGTACACCGCGCGGGAAATGGAACACCAGTTCAATGACTCCGGGGCCAAGGCCCTGGTTTGCCTGGCCAACATGGCGCACCTGGCCGAAGCGGTCGTGCCCAAGACTGGCGTCAAGCATGTGATTGTCACCGAAGTGGCTGACCTGCTGCCACCGCTCAAGCGCCTGCTGATCAACAGCGTCATCAAGTATGTGAAGAAGATGGTCCCGGCTTATCACCTGCCCAAGGCCGTCAAGTTCAATGACGTGCTGAGCAAGGGCCACGGTCAGCCGGTGCAGGAAGCCAACCCGGCGAGCGGCGACGTTGCCGTGCTGCAATACACCGGTGGTACCACCGGCGTGGCCAAGGGCGCGAT